CTCGTGCATAGAGCTGCGCCCGGTCAGCGTTTTCCCCGCTGTTTTCATCGGAGGAGCCGGGTTTGTAGTCCTTCAAAGATTCAGCCAGAGCCTCTGCCTTTTGCACGGCCTCCCGTGCAAGCTCGACGGCTTCATTGGCCGCTTCGGAAGCGGCCCTGGCCTCCTCAAGAGCGGAGGCCGCATCAGCGACAGCGGTATCAACCTTCTCAGCAGCCTGGTCGGCCCGTTCGGCCGCAGCTTTGGCCTCCTCAATGGATGCCTCGATGGATGCCAACGAGTTTTTGGCTGCCGCTGCTGCCTGCTCTGCCTGTGCGAGAGCTTCAGCGGCAGCCTTTTCAGCATCAAGTGCTTTCTGGGTGGCCTCCAGAATGGCATCCATATTTGCACCATCTTCAAGGGCTTTGACACGCTCCTCCAGCGTTTCCCATCGGAGAACTTCTGTCTGGGTGTAAACATAGTCATCCGGCTTTACCTTGGGTTTGACATTGATGGAGGCACTGTAAACGGTGGTTCCCCGTTTCCCGTCATCGATATGGAGCCATACACGGACGGTTTCAGTGCGGGTCAAATACTCATTGGGGAAATCTGCATAAATGATACCGTCCTCGTCATAAGCGACGAGGACGGGGCCGCCATCAAAGCCGGGGCAGGAGTAGTGAACCTCCGTTCCGGCGGCTACGCCCTCCAGGACGATGCGCTGGTTGTGATCCCACTGATACAGGTGGTTTGGCGTAACTTTCATGTACGCACCTCAGTTCTCAGAAAATGACCGTGTAGGCATATGTCTCCCTTAAGTTCATCTGCTTTGCGGCAGTTGCGCCGTCCGTGTCGGCGGCGTAGACATAATAGGTCGCATCAGTTATGCCGTTCAGCATAGTGCCGGTGTGATCGACGGTGAGCGGAACTACCTCGCCATCAACAAAGGCGATACCAGCTCCGTCCGTTCCATTGATGCGAAGAAATGCGATGTGCTTTTTCGCATTTTCCGTTCCCTGGATTATGATGAACTTGGGGGTTCCGACGCACCTCACATAAACCAGGGTACCGTATCTCGTTGGGAAAGAGCCAGTATACACATTGCCGTTTCCGGTGTAGGTACCGTGGTATGCGGAGAGAGCATCATGCACGGCACTAAGGGCTTTCGGGGTAGCGGCGATACCGTCACCAGCGGTCTCGCCGCCGGTGAAGCCGTCGGTGAGCTTAACATGGCCGAATTTGGTAGCATTGCCCATGCCATAGGTCGCACTTTCAGACTGATGATCCTTGGGAGCTGCGCCAGCAAGTTCCGCAGTGACCTTATGGGGATTCTTCTGGTTCATCAGATGGGTCTGAAGCACCACAATGGCAGATGCCAGTTTGGAGATGACTGCAAAGAGGTTTTCACCCTGGGCAAGCTCTGTGAGGATGCCATTGCAGTCGAAGTTGACCACCATGTCATTGGGAGCTGCGTTCACAACATTACCCAGGCCGACCTGCTCCTTGGAGACATTATGGGGGTTGGTCTTGTCTCCGATGTGTGCGTTAAGCTGCTCAATGGTGGCGTAGGTGATGGACTGAACCATAGCGGACACGCTGGCAGAGCTGGACAGCGTAATGGTGGTATCCCACCGATGGGTCACAGCGACGGTGGAATCGGGGCCGGGGACATACTCGGCAAGGGCATCTGCGTTGCCGTAGAAAACCATGACATTCTGGTATTCCTCGTCATCGGGGATGGTGGCGAACACACACAGCTCATACCACAGGAACGCTTCGGGGACATTGGCGTTGGAGAACTCGCCCTGAAGCACCACCTTGTCATTAACACGGCTGAACTTGGTGATGTTGCATTTCATCACCGGGGAAATCGGCGCAGTCAGCCCACTCCAATCATCGGGGTTAGGGCAAGCACCGTTGCCGAGCATAAAGTAGGAGAACTCAATGCTTGCACCTGCGATAACCTTGGAGAGGAGCAGGCGTCCAACATCGGTCAATTTGATATTAGGAAAACTCATGCGATAGTACCTCCTTACAGGGTGAAATCCTCGACCACCCACGAGGATTCGATTTCGGCTTGATGGATGATACCCACATGAATGGGGGCCACAATGGCTGTCTCCGTCTCCATGTGAATGCCCACACCAGCCGCCTTGATGATGGGGACTTGGAGCAGGTTTGCAGTTCCACCAGCATCTTCAAATCCGGGGATGGTCAAAATGATGGTGGCAGGGGAAGCAGGATCTTCACGGTACGACACCCGTTCACCCTTCCAGAACATCTTGACTGCGGAGATCAAGGAGCCGTAAGTACAGTCGCTCGTATTGAGCAGGATCTTGTACTTCAGATAGTTCCTGTAACGATCATCAGACAGGACATCGAAAGGGATCTTTGCGCCGGCGAGAAGTGCCGCTTCCATCCGGGTAAGACAGACGATGTTGCCGATCTCGTCCAGGTGCATCCCGGACACAACATCGATCTGCCGCAACAGCAGCAGCGATTCGAGAAAATCAGAAACCTCCTGCAACTGGCGGCCCAGGGCCGCCACCAGGATGCCGATATTCTCTTTGTCCCGGAACTGGCCGGGGAGATCGTCAATGAGGCCGGTGATGTAGTTACGCATCGGAGATCAGCACCTCAATTCGTCCGCTGTCCGTGACGGCCTTTTGCCGCTCCTCAATGGTGACGGAGCGCAAGGAATAAACCGAGGAATCAGAGGGTTCGTCCTCGGAATCCTCGGTTTTGTAGACCGTGATGTCGATGTAATCGATGCCGGAGCAGGCTTTGTAGAGGTCGGAAAGCCACCGCTGGGGGGTGACATTGGTTCCGGCGATCAGCGCAGCCATTTTCTCCTTGATGACGGCCTCGATCAGCTCGACATAGTTGGGGGGAAGTGCTTCGTTGGAACTCAGCGTCAACTTGACGGAGAACCAGCAGTACACATAAGCAGGGCGGTTGAAACGGATAGCAATGCTGCCGCCGTAGGCATCCGGGACTTCGACCTCGATGGAGCCAAAGGTCTGAATGCCTGCCGCCTTGGAATTGAGGATCTGCTGGGCGATCTCCGCTGTGTCTCCGCCAGCAACGATGACCTCGATGGAGTGAGGGGGACGGCCTGCCTCGTCCTCGGTGTTGCCGTCGTTTTCATAGCAGGAAACAGCACTGACACCCTGGACATTAGCCAGGATGGCACTTTCAATGCTTCGGGCCATGCGGCTGCTCCGGGCAAAAATACGGCTTGCGTAGTTCGCCCGGAACTCCACATCGCTCTCCCGTTTCCGGCCTGCGACATAGCCGCAGCGGTTCGTGACCGCTGCCAAACCGGGATCGGCCTGCACAATACGGGTGATGGTGCCGTTGGGCAGCACGATATCCCCGTATTCCTCCGTGACGAAGGTAATGACGGTGGTGACATTTACCGTTGTGAGGCCCTCGGAGAGGGTCACGGGGTAGTTGGTAGCAGGATCGACAGCATTGATGGACAGAACCTTGGCATCAGTGTCCACGGATACAGTGAAGTCCGTATCCATCACCTTGGCGGCTATGCCCTCCAGCACGGTGGCAGCGGTATCGCCCGTCTGGGCGGTATAGCGATACACGATGCCGTTGATGGCAACGAAGTATTCACCTGCAGGTGCATCGTTGGCGAGCTTGATAACCGCCTGGTTGCAAGCGGCTCTGGAAATGGTCTTGGCAGAACTAAGCGTGAGCTGCGTCACGGGATTGGTGTTGGAGGCGATCATCGTTCCTGCGCCCAGAACAGTGCCATCCAAGCCGGTGCAATGGACAGGGTAGTAGGACTTGGCAGCCATGTTGCGGACTGCACCGCCCAACTGAGCCACATAGTCGAGGTTGATACCCTCGGCACTGTTGATGTTCATGGAATCATAGATCTGCTTGCCGAACTCCCATAACTCGGCAACCTTGTCGCTGAAGTCGGTGACAAGCACACCCAAAAAGGACTGCGGATCCTGCTGAGTGTTGAATCCATACCCTGCGGAGAGATCTCCGTGGATTTCCTTGAGAATGGTGTCAAGGCGTTTGATGTTGACGCCGGAAGGGGTCACACCAAATTCAGACATTGACCTCCACCTCCATTCGTGTTGTAGTCGTAGTGGTAACGGCGGTGAACCTGCATTTCATGGAGCGATTCTGCGGATCAACGCTCACATTGAGTTCAGACACACCGGCAATGCCGTCCACCTTCATAATTTCCGAGCGGATGGCACGGGTGATGGCGGCAATGTCCGGGTTCTTTACCAGGATCGTTTGGAAGTACGGCAAGCCGAGCTTCGGGCCAAGCCGCCATTCGTCCAGAAACCAGCGTAGCCGGATGGCTACCTTCTGCGCCAGGTCATCGGTCATCTGGATATCCCCGGTGGAGAGATCCAGGTCGCCGCCGGTAGTCAACTTGATATCCATGAGTTATCCTGCGCTTTCCACTGTCCCGGAGACAGTAAGATTTCCTGTGATGTGAACCCCGGACGGGCCGACTTTCAGCCGAGTTTCCCCGGCAGAGATAATCACTGCATGATCCCGATTCGCCTCTTTTGCCGCTGCCGGGGCCGTTGCAAACAGGCCGGGGATGCAGATGCCGGAAGAAAGGTCGAACCGCAAATCAGCTCCCGTATCCTGTCCCAGCATGAGCTTGGCAATGGATTTCTCCGAGAAAATGACGAGGCAGGTGTCACCGACTGAGACAGGATAGACGATAGATGCGCTCTGTCCGGCTCCCTGGGGGAACACCACGGGGAGATCATGCAGGATGGGATACGCCTGCTGGGTTTTTCCGATGGTGATGTCGCCAATGGGTTGCACGGATGCAGTCCCGGTAACGGGATCGTATGAGGTGATGGTAGCGGAAACGGCGGTGTGGATACTCTCCAACTCCGCTCTGGCCGCTTTTCTGATAGCGGCTACTAATTCCTGCATCATAATTCAAACCTCCAGGAATGTCCCTGTGCATTGCCAGACACCACTATGCGAATCGCCCTCGATGGCTATTTTGGAGGCCCGGAAGTATCCCTGTACGGATTTGCTTTCAAGCCGAACATAGTCATCGATGCTGATTGCTGCGTTCATCAGGTATTCCACCTCCCACCCATGTTGAGCAGGGGTGGTATCCGTGGCAGCAATGGTGATTCGCTTCGGGGTGCCGATCAGTCCCGTATCGGGAGATAATAAAAAGACCTCCCGGCTCATGGTGGAACCGGGGGTCTTGACTTGAAGGATTCCGTTTTGGATGCTGAATGCGAGACCGTTGAGTTCGCAGATTTTCGATACAGCCTTTTTTCCAGATCCCACAAAAGCGAAGTTGGCGACATCCCGGAAGGTGGTGTCCCATCCGAGAGAAAGCGTTACGCCCATGGCATCAGCGATATACTGAAGGATCTTTTTGGAATTGACCTTACCTGCGAAGGATACCGAAATAACGGCATCCCGGACTTCGATGCGGCTGTCCGTCAGCTCCACTTCGGTGGCCTTGTCGGCACCGTCAGCAGCGGTGGCAACATAGGTAACGACACCAGAGAAGATCAACGGCATCACATCGCCGTATCCAGCCCGTAGGGAGACAATGCAGTCGGGGCGGTTGAGCATATCAATGTGTTCGGCGTTCAGATTCCAGATGGTACATCTGCCTGTGTTGTCGCTGTCCACATCGGATTTCTCAATGGCGAAACTTATGTGGAGCGGCATACCGCTTGCGCCGGCAGCCTCTCCAATCTGGAAGCCGGTCTGCCCTGCAGGCCCAGCTACCAGTCGATAAGAACGAGAGAAGTTTTTCATTGCTACTCCTCCTCGTATGCAAAATGGAACGATGCTTTCCCTTCCAGAAAATCGTTGCGGCCAATGCAGTCGTTATCACTGGACACATAGAAAATACCATTCGGGGCATCCTCGATACCCGTAATGAGGTTGAGCGGATATCCGGGGACAATGTTCATGCCCTGGAAAATCGGCTCTTGCAGGTCGTTGTGAAGTCCGAAAGACCATCTGCCTGCGGTGTCATTCCATGAGAACCGCAGGTAGTAGGCTTTGCCCAACAGGGTTATTCTGGAAAGGCTGTCGTTCAGATTGGGTACTTCAATGGTCAGTGTTCTCATGGCTACCTCTAGGGCAACAGCCCCATGCTGTTGGCGAGATTGTAAAGAATCGATCCACCACCATCAGACTTATCGGAGCCGGAGGCACTGCCAGAAGATCCTTTGCGCCCGGATGTGCCGGAGCCGGAGGATCCAGAGGAAGTATTGGCAGGGCCTGCGCTTGATTTGGTCGAGCCGGATTTGCCGTAGGAATCCGGGATGGTTGCGGTCTGCGTCTCGGTCACGGAGATCTGAGCCATAGTGATGGGGATTTCTCGTGCATAGCCGACCTCGGCCGACTTGGAAAACGAAATGGCCGTGATGGCCATATTCTCATAGGTGGCATCCGTGGTGGTCACGGTAACGGGCTGACGCTCAAAGAACAGCTCCTTTAACCTGTCCTCGACTATTGCGATTCGTCCCGTCTCCTGGTGTCTGTTGCGCCAGGAGACGGGTGTATCGGTGAGGTAGAGGGTCATAGACAGCACCAGAGAGGATGTGATGATATCATCTACCACCTCATGGCCGCTTTCTACGGGATATGCAGGAACCTGGGCCTCGTAGGATTCGCTCTGGTTAATAAGGGCATCAAACTCAATGCCGTTGATAGATACCGGCTGTTTCGCTCTCATGTGATCCCCCCATTAGTTGACGAATGCCAAAGCCCGTGCCAGCTCGGCAGTAGCTTTGCCACTTGCCTTGGTCATAGCCTTGGAAGATGTGCGCTGCACATCCCGTTCGCCGCTGAATGTGTTCTTGAAGTTGTTCGTCTGATTGACCACCCTGGATGTGTTGGAGGTCTGCGTGGCCCGGAGCGTCTGGGGTGCCACGGAAGTGGCTCTCTGCATACTACTCAGGACATTCAGACTGGCATTGGCAGAAACATCGCCTGACAGCTCGCTCATGGCTTCACGAACCTTTTTGCGGCCAGCACGGATGCCCGTGGTCATCAGATCGATCATATCCGGCATATACGTATGAAAGTTCGACAGCGGCCCTTCCTCCGGCTCGGAGAAGCCGATGAAATCCTTGATCTCCTGGGCGATGGAGCCTGCCGCATCTGCGATCCAGTCGATGCCGGCCATTATGCCATCACAGAGGCCCTGGATGATGTCCTTGCCCCAGGTGATGGCCTGGTCGGGCAAACCGGTTATGAAGTCAATGGCGACCTGGATGCCGTCCATGACACTCTGAGCAATGTCGGACGCATATTGTTTCACGGATTCCCAGATATCACCAAAAATCAGAGTGAATAACTGGTCGATCAGCGTCAGTGCATCCGAAAGAAGCTGCTGAAGATCAGCCCACAACTGCTCCCAGTCGCCGGAAAGAAGCGAGCGGAAAACGGAGAACAGGCCCATGATGATGGAGAGGCAGGTTCCGAATATCTGCTGAAGCTGCTCCCACATAATTTGGAACCCCTCGACCATATAGGCCCAAAAATCGGAGAACATTTGTCGGGCTGCATCGACATCGATGCCCGTGGCCTCCAGGATTTCGCCAATCAGCGAATCCTCGCCCTTCATAAATTTTATGAAGTCCTCAACCAGAAGGGCAAGCAGCACCACCACGGCGATGATGGCCATAGTTTTGAGGTTAAGCGTGGTCAGCCATGTTCCGATGGCTTTAAGACCAGAAATGATCTGATTGAACTTCAGAACTGCAAAGATGCTGCCTGCGACGATCAATATGAGCTTCAGCAGGTTGTTCATGCCGCCCAGCTTATCAGCCAGCCAGCCGATGCCGTTGGTGACACGCTGAAGCAGGCCCATGAACTTATTGAATACCGAGACAAGGGCTGTGCCGAGGCCCTGGGATACGCCCACGGATTCGTCCATCTGGGCGACCCAGAGGCCGAACTTGTTGCGGATGTACAGGAACGCATCGGAGATCTTGAAAGAGGTTTTCTCGAATGCGGCGGCGATTTCGTCGGCAGAATCAACGAAAGAATCACGCAGGTCTTTGAGGGAGATTTTGCCGTTGGCGGCAAGATCCTCCAGATGGTCGGTGGTGGTTCCGAGCCTGCGATTAAGAAGGGCAACGGCTTCGGGGGACTGCTCCAACAACTGACTGATGGTTTCGGAATCCACCTTGCCCTTGGCAAAGGACTTGTTGATGGATTCCATCAACCCTGCAATCTGGTCATTGGTTTTGCCGGCGGTTTTGAAGAGCATGGTACAGGCGTTGTTGAACTCAATGGCTTCATCGAGTGTGCCGAACAAGTCCGTATTCTCCTGCACCAGGTTGGTGACTACTTTGGCGGTTTCGGCGTAGGCAGTTTTGGTGGCATTGGCCGATTCCAAAATCTTCTCCTGCACTTCCCGCTGGTCGCCCATGTTTTTGGTGGCCTGTTCGATCTGGTCGTTTACCGTGCGGAACTCCTCGCTGAGCTGGTTGACCTGGGCGATGGAAAAGCCGATGCCCAAAGCACCGAGTAGCCTTGTTGCGGTGTCCTTAAGGCCCTGGATGCTGGCTTCGGCTTTCTTCTCGGAATCTTCATCGATTTTGTAACCAAAAGCAATGAAGATATCACGAATTGTCATCTGTGGTCACCTCCTGCGGATCTTAACCGTTCAGCGTCCATGCGCTGTATATCTGTTTGCATGCGGAAAAGGGCATACAGCTTCAGAGCCTCGTCCAGAGTGTAGCAGGATTCCAGCTCCAACTTGGATGCCATTTTATTGACAATCAGCGTATACAGTCGCATTTCCAGTTCGCTGAATTGGGTTAGGTCGAAATGACCGTATTCGTCGCACCCTCCACCTTCTGGATCAGTTTTTGGAGTCCAAATTGGGTGGAGAGCTTCTTGAAAAAACCGCTGAAATTCTGCTTGATGACAAAGAAAGCCAGGATGAACATATCCTGCACATCGCCGCAGAACAGCTCGTTTGCGGCATCGGCAGTCATGGTGACAGGCAGTTCGGTGCTGCCCGTGGCTTTGCATGCGATATTGCCGTAGTCGGTCAGCAGTTCACGCATCAGCCGTTCGAACTTCTCGCCGTCGAGGGTGGAGACGGCCTGGGACATTGCGGGAGCAACCTGGGAAATGTCGGTGTCCAGTACGCCCTTCTTATCCTTCCCGTCGGTATTGCCATCACCGATGAAGGGGGCCACAGCACCGAGAATAGGGATCAGAACATTTCCCAGGTCGCCGGTGATTCTGGCCGCCGTGAACGCCGGGAAGGGGCGCACATAGAAGGTGGTGTCGCCCAGCACGTGTTCAGTCGGAGTAATCTGTTTCATGGATATCCTCCTTACTCAGTGATCTCACAGGCACCGGTGGCGAGCTGGATCTCACGGTTGTTGAGGCCCTTGCCGAAGGTGCGAGTGGGGGCGGTGACGACCCATGCGGAATCGGCAGAACAGACCATCCCGCCGCTGAGATCCTTAATCAGCAGGGGGAATACGCCGGTGCCGTCCTTGCGATCACGGTTCCACATCTGCGTGAAGAACTTGTTGGAATCGGAGGTCTGAAGCAGGGACAACTTGACCTTGCAGGTCTTGTCGGGGTTGACTGCACGGCCAACTTCGCCGTCGCAGCCAACGACACTCGTGACGGCTTCGCCATTCGGTTCGATGGTGACGAAGCTGTCATCAGCATAACCGGAGACGATATGATTGCCGCAAACAATCACGAGCTGGTTTGCGGAATAGGTTTTGACTTCAGCCATGTGTTGCCTCCTTACATATAGTAGTTGACATCACCGCTGATCTCGGTGACATGGATGGCATTGGTGAGGTGTGCGGAGAAGCCGACACCAGGGAGAATGCGCTTCTGGCGCATTTCTGCAGGAATCTCTCTCGCCTTGGGAACGGTCACGGTGTAGCCGGGGGAAACATTCCCCTCAGTATCCTCCACACTGTCGATAATGCCACCGTTGGCAACGCCGGTTTTCAGCGAGGAGAGAACGGCGTTGTGGACGAGGGCAATGCCCTTGTCGGTGTAGGGAACCTTGGTGTTATCCATGAACAGGGAGAACACCGTCTGCTGGATGTGGTTCTTCTGCCAGTCACGGAAGCGGATCACATCGATCCACTCACCGGCCTTGACCTTGCCACCGATGGTACAGTTCGTGGAACCGAGCTGCGCATAGCAGGTGATATTGGCATCCTCCAGTGCCTTCGCCTCCTGGGAGGAAAGGGGAATGGGGGTAACGCCGTTCAGCTTCCAGTAGGCCCAGGTTTCGGAGCCTGCCTTATTCAGAAGGGCGGCGACGGTGGCTGCGACGGAGAGAAAGCGGTTGGGGGCAGTTGCCGCAGGCTGTTCGGCGGTCATGGAGGTCAGACCGATGAAACCGGCAGAGCGGAACTTCTCACCAGCAACGGGATCTGCGTTGGAGCAGTAGGTGTACAGGAAGCACCGCTCAGTGTTCTCGATGGCATCGGCAATCTTCTGGTAGTTCTCCTCGGCAATACCAGCCGGGCAGATGGCCCACCAGTCGATGTTGCCCAGCGCACGCTGAACGGTGGCATCGATGTCCTCCAGACCTGCCTCGGAGGTCTGCTGGACGGCGATGTAGATGTAGGCAGGCTTCTTGGCCTGGGTAAAGGCGAGACGGGCAGCCACGCCGACGGGATCGGCGTTGTCGCCACTGGTGACCCAGCCTGCGGCTGCGACGGCATCGAGATCGGTATAGGAGCCGATGGGCGCAGGGGGCTTTTCGGGAGCCTTGGCAGGGCCGGGGCCGATAATCAGAAGATGCTCATAGGCATCAACCGTTGCCGGTGCCCGATTGATGTCAATGCTAACATTGACAATGCGATCAAGTGCATTACTCATAGGAATCCTCCTGGGTTAATTCGATGTCGGTAAAATGGCCGGCATCCAGGGCGGCGAGTTCGTTGGAACCGCCGCCGCTTGCGGACTTGGCGAATCCTCTTTCGGTGGAAACGCCTGCATAGCCGGTAGCAGTCTCCACGAAGCTCATGGTCAACTGCTGGAAAGCACGATACTCTCTGGCGTTGGTGTTCAGAATGGCCGTTGCATCAAGGCACTGCCCCTCTGCATGGACGGCAATCCCGTTTTCGTCGCACCAGGAAGCCGCATACTCGGAATTGAGGAAGGAAACAAACCTGCTCATGTCGGAAACGGCGGTGTTGTGATACCCGTCGGTGCCGGTGATGTGCTGGCCCTTGGTGAAAAGGTTGACATCGATCCTTGCCGTAATGTGATATCTGTCCACGAACTGGCCGTCCAGATACTCGGAGCAGGGATGCGCAGGCCGGGTGATGGACTGTACCTTGAGGGTAACGAAAGGAAGCGTGGGCCGCACCATATTGGTGTCGCCCCACGCCACACTTGCGCCCTCCCAATACTGCTCCAGCAGTTGTCTCAACTTGGTTTGGGCTTCATGCAGTACCATTGTGGCCTCCCTTGTAATCGGGTCTGATGACGAACTCAGCCTCACAGTGCCGCAGGGGGGTATGATCCCAGGGCGTGGCCGAAACACATTCGTACCATGCGCCGTTGTAGTGGAGATAGTCGCCCTTGGTCTGGGAGGTGGGATCTGCTGCGGAGAAAGCGTAAGAACCAAATGCTTTCAGCCGCTTCACCTTTCTGTCACCTTCCGGAAGGGCGGCGACTTCATCGGGCTTAAGCGGCTGAACATTGAGCATTTCGGTGGTGTCCGTATATCCACCAGATACCATGATGCCCTCCACAAGGGTCTGAGGAGAGAACCTGCGGACGGTGTAACCCTTTTTGAAGAAGTTGAGCATCATTCCGCTCCTTTCTTTACGATTACGAAGTCTACGGATTCACGCATGAGGCCGGTATCGATCAAGGGCTTCACTGGCTCTTTCCCATCCTTCATTTTCCGAAGAACGGTCGAGGGTGCATTGGGGACATACTCGCCGTCGGTGATCTGCTCCTGAACCAGACCTTTGGCATAGGGGCCGATTTTCTTCAGAACGCTTTCGGCGGTTCCAGATCCAGAAAACACGGGGCGAACGGCCCTCTGTAAGAAAGCCACGATTTCGCTTTCCTTGGTGTCGGCGGTCTGGCGCAGGAACGGGCGAGAGGGCGCACGGGAAGTACCCAGCTCGTTCCACATGGCAATGTCCACCATGTCAACCTCGTTGCCCTCCTCGTCCTTGTGGAACGCCTGCCCACGCTGGAATCCGATACGGACTTCCAACTCGGCCAGTTGCCGAAGCTCGGCCATCAGCCGCTTCCCTTCCGGGGTCATGGTGTCTGTGGTTTTCATGGTCACTCACCTGCGGAACGGATGGTCATAACATGACCACGGCGCAACTGCAAATACTGCAAGCCGTAGGGAGTAAGGGCGTATTCGGCATCGGTGCCGGTGTTGACATTGGCGTTGTTGAAGGAAACGGAGGTACTGCCCTCGGTGTAGGAGGCAACGCCAAAGCCGGTGGAAACGCTGCCGGGGCCGGTAGAGGCTACCCCCTGGGAATCCAGGGGGTAGCCAGCCATTTTCATTCGATGGGCGGTGCGAAGTGCTACCGCCTGTTCCCACATATTGCCGAACACCCTTTTGCCGCACAGCGGTTTTGTCATTTCAATCCAGGCGTCTACGTCGTTATCGTCCACAGCCTGGAATTCGGGGGCCAGACGCCGGAATGCATCAAGTACCGTCATGTGCGGCACCGCCTTACTTGTCCTTGGGAGTGCTGGCGACCTTGGTCAGCACCTTCTTTTTCATCAGGGCCAGAATGACGGGGTTCTTCTCCATGGCGGTGGGCAGCTCGCCGGTGGCACCGGGCAGCAGGCTGACACCCTTGCCCAGGCCGATGATCTTGCCGGAATTGTTCTTGATCTTCATGTGCTATCCCTCCTTCTTAGGAAACGCCGGGGGCGATGACAGCGGACAGGGGGAAGTAGATCATGGCACCTGCGGTACGGGCCTCGCAGTTGACAACGATCTCCAGACCCTTCTCCTGGGCGGAGTACTGCAGGAACGCCATAGGATCCTCGATGCAGAGCTTGTCGGAATCCTTGGTGTACAGCAGGCAAACGCCCTGGCCGTCCACGGCGGCGGCATAGGGGTTCGTCTCGGTGTTCTTGGCGTTCAGCTCGGCGGCAGAGCTGAAGTTCTTGATGTACGCAGAGTTCTCACGCAGGAACTTCAGAATAGTGGTTTCGGTGTCGGGGATGCGGCGGCTGGTCAGATCCAGGAAAACATCGGTGGGGAAAACGATGCTGTCGGGCTTCTCCACATCCATGGTCAGATCGGAGACATAGCCGACCATGCCGTTGATGTCGGCCAGAATCTCGTCAGCGGTCTTGTCCGCGAACTTGGTGGAGCCGCTGGCACCGGCAGGGATGATATAGATGGGGATGTCGTTGCCGGGGGACAGAACGCCGACCAGCTTGTTCTTGGCATCACCGGCCCATGCGATGCGGTTCATGGTGCGCTCGATGGCATACCGGGCGGCATCGGCCTTGCGCACATCCAGAGACTTGCCAGCCATTCGGGAGGCCCGCATTTCCTGGACGGAGTAGCCGTAGGAAGCACCGACGGACTTGATGACGACGGTGGTAGGCTCACCGTGGACATCGGCACGGGGCAGATCGGTGGCGTAGTTGGAGATGATGGCAGCCATGCCGGTCTTGTCGTAGGCGTAGTAGGTTGCAGTCTCGGCACCAGGATCGATCTCGGAAGTATGGGGGAACAGGGTCAGAGCGGAGAACTGGGGGTAGACCTTGTCATAGGT